GCAACTGCTAAAAATGCTATTTTCACACGCAATTTTAACATAGAACTGAACTCGAAAGAGAACGGTATTATTAGAGCATACATAATAGTAAAGAATAATGCAACTTCTTTGCTTAATACGGTAGATTCCGAAATAATAGAAGCTCAGAAATTTGGAGGTGTCGCTTCGGGTGGTGTTGCTTTAACATTCGCTAATATAGTTTCAGCATTAGGGTATATACCAGAAAATACAACCAACAAACAAAATTCATTAATACCTGATGGTACAGGTATGAAATTCCCAACAGTTGACGCTGTACTAGAAGCATTACCTACTAACTATTCAAAAATAGTTTACGTAAATGCAACTAATCCAAACAGCGCAACTATTTTCGACTTAAATAACCCACCTGTAACGAATGACAATTTACTTAAATCAGACGTTAATAACCTTTATATTGGCACTGATGCCAGTACGTGGGTGTATAATACGCCTACTTTAAATTATGTAACAAAAATAGTAACTTCTGCCACTTCTAACTTTTACATTCAAGGAACTACAACCGATGCAGGAAACAGCAAAACCGCAAATATAAATCGTTCAGGAAATATAAACACTACAGGGCGTTTAACTATTGGTACATCAGTTCCAACAGAAACAAACCTAAGAATGAATAGGGATATTAGCGGTTCAACTTCTTCAAATTCTATTTTAGTAGATGGTGTAATTAAATCAGATGTTACCAACTCAGCTTTTTTAAGTAAAACGATTGCTATAACAGAAGCGACAGCATTTACTCTGCCTAATTTATATCATAATTATGTTTCTCAGGGTACTATCGGGGCAGGGTCTACTGTAACAAACCAATACGGATTTTATGCTGATGCTACATTGATAGGCGCAGGTACTAATTACGGGTTTTATGGTAACTTACCCGTAGGCTCAGGACGTTGGAATTTTTACGCTCCTGGAATGGCTCCAAATCACATGTCAGGAGATTTAGCTTTAGGGAGTACAATTGTACTCGGGACTGCAAAATTATCCGTTAGAAGTGATAATAATATTATTGCAATGCGTAATAATACTATAGGATCTACGGCTTCGCCTATCAGCAGGAAAGTAACTTGGTTTACAGCGGGGCAGATAGAGTCAGGCTGGATTGATATGCCTGATGCAACAACTAATACCGTTATGGCTCCGTTTATTTTTACCACACGAAACAGCTCTATAGCTCTATCTGAGAAAATGAGAATGCAGCAGGGTGTATCTATTGGGACTACTACCGATTTAGGCTTAGGTACTTTGAATGTAGCGGGTAATATTTCCACAATAGCAGCAACAACCGCAAATCACGTACCTATTAAAAGTCAGCTAGATTTAAAAGCAGACAATTTACTGACTGGGTATGTTTCGGGAGCGGGAACAGTTGCGGGAACAGATACTGTATTACAAGCTATTCAGAAGTTAAACGGGAATGATGTTTTAAAAGCGGATATAAATTCACAAACTTTCACAGGAGACCCGAAAGCACCAACGCCAACAGCAGGGGATAACGATACAAGTATTGCGACAACTGCCTTTGCTACGGGGGCTGTTGCCACGGCTGTTCCTTATAAGTCATATACAGCGTTAATAGATCAATCAGGGACAAGCGCACCAACGGCTACTATTTTACAAAATACATTTGGAGGAACTGTAGTTTTAGCAAGAACAGGGGTAGGGAGTTATACGGCTACTTTAACAGGGGCTTTTACTGTAAACAAGACTTTAGCCACTATTCAAAGATCATCTTACTCAGTTGTTCCTACCGTAGACTTAGCTACATCTACAGTTAACTCTATAGTTTTTACCACAACTAACTCGGCAGGAACATTAACAGATGGATTGTTAACTAAAGCTACTTTTGAAATAAGAACTTATCCTTAATTAACAATTAAACACAAATAAATATGAAAGATTGGAAAACAACATTAGCGGGATTTCTCCCTGGAATTTTATTAGCCGGAAATGCTTTATTGGAGGCATACGCAAACGGTTTTTTTGACGGAAAGACAGGAAAGCAATTATTAGTAGCGGTGGCGTTATTTTTAATTGGCTATTTTGCTTCTGATAAGAAACAAAAAATAGTAGGTGGTCGTCCAGATGACAGAAAATAAAACACTATGGGTGGCTACGATAATATCGATAGCCACTTATCAATTTTGGGAGTATTTGCCAGCGGGTAGTTTTTATATCGGAATGTCTTTATTCATACTATCACTTTCTTTAGTAATTTTTTACCAAAAACCTAAATTATTCATTTCTTTTTTCTTACTTTGTATTGCCTTCAATAATTTACTTGATGAATTATTTTTTGACCCGAAATCGAACGGCATAAATGAAATAATTATAGTTTTAATTTTGCCAATAATTTGGTACTTAAAAATAAAAAATAATGCCAGAAAGCATCGTAAACAATGAATTTTATATTTTTTTGACTAAAATAATATTTCCCGCTTTTTTAGCAGTGGGTATTAAAATAGCGATTGAAATGAAAAAAAATAAAACTAGAGTAAGTTTTTTCAACATTTTTTTATCCATGCTTATAGGCGTTGGCAGTGCGTGGTTATCCAGCGATATTGTACTAAACAATTGTGACGTTGACAATGTGCCAATAGTTATAGCTCTTATTGCCATAACTTCTGAAAAAATAGGAGAATTTTTGATATACAAATTAAATGTAGACTTATTCTTAACAGCTGTATTTGACGGTTTTTTTGAATACTTAAGCAATATTTTTAAAATAAAAAAATAAATGGCATTACCAACACCTGATTTTATAAATAGAGACCCTGCAGCGATTACTAAAGAAATGATTGCTGATTATGAGTTACGCACTGGAAAGACTTTAGAGCCTGCCCAAGTAGAAACGCTCTTAATTAATTCTTTTGCGTATCGTGAATTGTTGCTCAGAAATCAGATACAAGATGCTTCTTTGCAAAACCTTGTTGACTATGCTAGATTTCCAATGCTGGACAATTTAGGTGTTTTGGTTGGTGTAGTTCGTCTACCTGCTGCTTTGGCTGAAACAACTTTATTATTAACTCTTGTTTCTGGACATGGTGATGTTGTTATTCCTGCTGGATTGCGTGTAAATTCTACCGATGGAAGGGCTGTTTTTGAACTCGTGGAAGACACTGCTGTATTGACCGGAACAGATACTGTTTCAGCTACTTTCATAGCGCAAACAGCTGGAAAAGCATCTAATGATTACGCTGTTGGTACTGTATCGGTGATTCTTGATCCACAACCGTATTTAGCTACGGCTTCAAACACTTCGGTTACTGCTGGCGGTTCTGATGAAGAAACAGACGAACAGTTACGTGACCGTATAAAACTAGCTCCAAGTGCATTTTCAAACGCTGGGAGTTATAAAGCTTATGAATTTTGGACAAAATCAACATCACCATTAATTATTGATGTGGCTGTCACAAATCCGATTCCGGGAACTGTAGAAATATTTCCGTTAATGGCTAACTTAGAGACAACACCAACCGAAATATTGGAAGCTGTAGAAGCCGTTTTGAACGCTGATAGAATTAGGCCATTAACCGACACGGTTATAGTTACTTCGCCAACGGCTGTAAATACAGCAATAACAGTTGGATTGATTTTATATGATGGGGCTGTTCAAGGTGATATTTTACCCGTAGTAATCGCTAATTTAGAAGCGTTTCGTGATGGTCGTAGAAAGTTGTTAGGTCAGGATGTTGTTATTGACCAAATCAAAGCACTGTGCATGATTGACGGTGTTTATAAAGCAAATGTAACCGTGCCTGCAAGTGATTTGGTGATAACTGAAACTCAATTTGCGAATATAACAGCTATTAATGTGACCGTAACCGGAACGAACGTAGGATAATGAGTCAAACTAACGAAAATATTTTAGCCGATTCAATTGCAGGCGTACCGCATTTAGCAGCCTTTGATGCTATGGTTGCAGCACGTATGAATTCAATTGAACTGGAAGCTCTTTTGGTTTACGTAATCGATAGTGTTTCGGCTTCGGCATTGCCTACATTGGCACGTCAATTTGATGTAGAAGGATTTGTTGGTTATGGTGTAGCGACAAACGACGCACAGCGTAGAGAGATCATCAAACGAGCTATCGAGCTAAAAAGATATATGGGTACTGTTTATGCCATTCGTGAAGCAATGAGGATTTGCGGTTACACAGACGCTATTTTAAACGAAGGAATAGACATGGGTAATCCATTAATCGATTGGGCTAGATTTGCTATTGAATCGGAATTAGGAGATACAGTTGGTTTGGACGGTATTTCGCAATCCAATTTAGCCAAATTGATTCGTGAATATAAAAATGTTCGCTCCTATCTCGAAGGAATTTCATATACAATTGGTATCTTTGACACTTTAGATCAATTATTTGATGAATTGAATATAATTTACGATTCACCTGTAATGGAAGAGGACTTAGGTCATAGATCATTTTTTTACGATGGTACATACAATTATGACGGTTCGCAAAAATATATTGAATCTAACGATACATTAATAATTAATATAGCATAACCTATGGAAAAATTACAAATAAAAGGCGTTTTTTATCTCGAAAAAATTTGCGCTAAAACAGGCGAAATTTTAGAGGTTTACACCGATAATAATTTAGTTGTAAACGGTGGTCGTACAGCGGTTACAAATTTGCTTGGAGCAGGAACTTCAGGAAAACAATTGACTAAAATCTCATTCGGAACAAACGGAACCGCACCAGCAGGAAGCGACACGGCAATAACAGGAGCGTTTACTAAACCTCTTGGAGCAGTAACATATCCAACGATTTCAAGCGTTAGTTTTGCGTGGACTTTAGGAGCTTCGGAAGGCAACGGATTAGGTATTCGTGAAGTTGGAATCTTATGTACTGACAATACTCTTTTTGCTCGCAAAACACGTGCTTTAATTGATAAAAATTCAGATATTATTTTGAACGGAAGTTGGACGATTTCGTTTTAAAAAACGACGTTTCATTATAAAAATATAAAAATATAAAACATGGCAAACTTAACAGAATTATCACAATGGGAAAGCGGTATTTATCAGCTAGAAACTACAGATCCTGTCGAGGCGGGTCCAGGCGGTATTTCAAATGAGCAAGCTAGATTACTTGGGAATAGAACTAAATGGCTGTATGATCAAATAATAGCTTTATTTAGATTTTCTCCAAAAAATTTAGGCTGGTTTACAGGGTTAGATGTAGGTAATTCAACAGGGTCGTTAGGTGTTAGCGGAAACATTGTTTCGGCAGTAGCAATAGCTTCAAATCCTGACAGCTTTATTACTGTAACTATGCAAAATGAAATGTTGAATACCAATTATCTTGTTAGGTGTTCTATTCAAAGTATGGGTTCTTCTAATTTAGACAATGATATAAGCAGAGAAGTATTCGTTCCTATTTCTACAACTCAATTTCAGATTTCGATTAAAGAATTGAACTCTGTGGTGCAGGATTTGAGATTTCACATAGAAGTAATTCAATTATATTAAGATGGCAAAAATAGAAAAATTATCGCCTATCGTGGCGAAGTGGGAATCGGGGTTTGTAAATGATCCGACAGATAAAGGCGGGGCTACCAATATGGGAATAACCATTGGCGCATGGAGACAAATAGGGTACGATAAAGATGGTGACGGAGATATTGATGTGCAAGACATTAAATTGCTTGACGAACGTGATTTTGCTTGCGTTTTGAAGGTGTATTGGAATCGTTGGCAGGCAAACAGGATTATTAATCAGTCGGTAGCAAACTTGCTTGTTGATTGGGTATTTACTTCTGGAGCTTGGGGTGTAAAAATTCCTCAAAGAATTTTGAAATTAAAAGAAGATGGTGTAGTAGGAAATCAAACTTTGACAGCTGTTAATTTAGTAAATCAAAAAGCGTTTTTTGATGCTCTTTTTGAAGCGAGGAAGAAATTTTTTCACGACATAGTAAGGAATAATCCTGAACAGAAACGATTTTTAAAAGGATGGTTAAACCGCCTTAACGATTTTAAATTTTCAGAAACCGATATTTAGTATCGGTTTTTTTACGCATAAAAAAAACACGTCCTAGAACGTGTTTAATTACATAATCAAAAAATATCCAAAACCTATCGATTGTAAAGATAGGTTTTTTATTTTTAAAAATCGTCGTCGTCTTCAATAATTTCTGTTTTAGAAGTTTCTGGATCAGTTTCGGTTACTTCCGAAAACGTTTCGTAAACAATAGGTTCGGTTACTACGGTGTTGTTTATTTTTTCTACAGCTGAATTACTTGTAGGTTCAACATATCCAATATCAATAATTTCATCGGAGGTCTGAACACCGGCAAGTACTTCTGGACAGAAGACACGACAAAAAAATGTTGCTGCACGGTACATAAGCATCTGTTCTGGCATAGTTTTCCATTTTGAGCCGTTCTTGTCTAACCACCCTTCAGCTTTAGCCATTACCATAGTGACCATTGTACCTCTCAATTGCTTGCCGTTTGACTTTCTTGTGGCAACCGCATAACATGATTCTCTATCGTCTGAAAAAACAAATTCCAAAGCGTCTTCAAAAAACCCTGATGCATTAACTTTGTTGATTACGTATTCTGACTTCCAGCCTACATTTCCCTTTACGATTTGCATGTTTTGCATAACCTCCAAAACTGATATTTTTACACGGTGCGACATTTCCATTGCAACCATGCAGTTAGCTGCGCTACCTCGGTAAATTTCAGGAACCATGGTTGATTGCATTAATGGCACAACCATTCTTTGGGCCTGTTCAAAAGAACCCATACTATTAAATACAGAAACTCCTTGTGATTCGTTTAATACTGCTATTTCGTTATTCATGTGATAAGTTTTTTAAATTATTGATTGTTTTGATTAGAACGGTAAATCATCCGCTTCTTCTTCATTAAAATTAGTTGTTGCCTGATTAACTGGCATTGTAGGCTGTTTCGGAGCTGGTTGTTGCTGAACGGGTGCTTGCTGAATAAAAGACAGCCTCCAGCCTTGAATGTCATTAAAATACCTAGTTTCACCTTGTGGATTAACCCATTCACGACCTTTTAAATTTATTGATACATTTACCTGGTCGCCAATTTTAACCGTGTCCAGCTGACTGCAATTACCTTGGGTAAAATTAATCAATATGTGTTGCGGATACTGTTCATCAGTCGTTACGACCAATTCTTGTTTTACAAAAGACGGTGAAACCTGCTGTTCCTGTCCTACAAATTTCACTTTTCCAATTACGTTTATTTCTGCCATAATATTTTGCGTTGGTCGCCACCGTTAGAAATTAAATTATTGTTTTTTAGTTATTATTGTTAAACCTTCTGGTTTCGTAACTCTACTTAAAGCAACGTACATTTGTCCTTTAGCAAAACAAGGCAAAGTTAAATCAACTGTTACTTCGTCAAACGTAAGTCCTTGTGATTTGTGAATAGTAAGGGCGTAGGCTAGTTTTATTGGATACTGAGTAATTGATCCTAAATCTTTTAATTCTAGCATTCCTAATTCTTCGTTAAACACATAGTCTTTTTTAGAAAACTTTTTTTGCTCTAAAGCGTAATGTTCACCTTTTACTTCGATAAAATATTTTCCTTCATTAACAATGAATATGCCTAATGTTCCGTTAACCAAAGGATTATTTTTACTATTGGCTAAATACATTATTTTTGAACCGTCCTTAACGGTTATTATTGGGTCAAGATTAAAGTCAGTCGCCTTTAAATTGCCTTCAATTTCAGCTGTAAAAACGTGTTTTTCTCCTTCTAATGAATTTAGTCCTTGAAAATTATATCTTTCAACTGTGGCATTGTGTGGGGCTAAAACAATTCCGTTTGCTTCATCTTTTACAAATCTTCTGAAATACTCAGCTTTTTTGCCGTTTCTGACAATATTTAAGTTTTCAATAAATTCATTGTCTGATTGTCTTAAAACTTCATCAAGTTCAATTTTAACCACATTTATTTTTTTGTAGATATTAGCGAAATCAAATGTAGTGCCTCCGTATTCTTTAAGCATTACTGAAACCATATTATCATCGGCGACAATCCCAAGTTGTGCCATATCGCCAATAAATATGATTTGAATTTGCGTCAAATCTTTGCATCCATTTTTTATTAAAGTCCAATGTATGCCGTCTAAAATATCAGGTCGTAACATTGATACTTCATCTATTAAAATAGTGTCGATAATGTCAAAAAGCTTTCTCTTTGAAGGCTTAACGAAATTACATTCTTTAAATGTCAGCACTCCGAAAGGAGGTAATGAAAATGTTGAGTGAATTGTTGCGCCTCCTACGTTATTAGCTGCGATTCCAGTAGGAGCTAAAGCAACTACATTTTTACGCTGTTTAGTAAGCAGTCGTATTAATTCTTTGGTAACAAACGACTTTCCAGTACCTGCTTTTCCCGTTAAAAATATATTATCGCCATTTAGTCCAGCTTCTATAAATTCAGTTTGTTTTTTGGATAAATTATTTTCTTTAATCTCCATAACCTATCTATTAAACGCCCATGCGGGCAATGATACTTCACTTATTTTTTCATTGTAACCCTTCCAGATGCCAGTTTCCAGGCAACGAACGTATGTTTCACAATTACGCAAATATTCGTCACGCCCCAACTGTCTGCTTTTACCATCCAAGTAATGAATACCGATTTTGAAAGGTTCAGTTTTTTCGATATTCACGAAAACAAAACCAGAACGGTCATTTCCGCAAGCCTCCAAACCATCGAGGTAAAACGGGTCTTGCTTATAATACCTATATTCCCATGCAGATTTCGAAAAACCGTTAGGCGTTGCGTCCTCGGTTGTTTTCAAGTCCACAACTAAACCACTGATGTTATCCAGCCAATCAGGACGTATTTTGCACCTTGCACCAGTGTTCGGCTCTTGGAACATAAATGTTTGTTCAGCAACCCCATTTAAGAATAATTGCCTTGCCGTTGGATGCTTGAAAATTGCATCACGCATACGTCTTACGGTGTCGAAATCAGCTACATCAATAAGTGTTTGATTATTCGCTTCGCACATAGCTGTTAACGATGCGAATTCAGATTTACCGATAGCTGTACGCTTATCAATTGCAGGCATCGGAACATAAGTTTTTTGAAACTCGTTTGGCTCTAAAACTGCTAAATGTACAGCTGTGCCAAATAACATCGCTTTCGTAGGCTCTTGTTTTTCACGTTCAGGTCGTAAATAATGCCACCAGTAATCCAATGGACTGGATTCTATCATATCCAAGCCTGATTTTGAAATACTGGACGTGTCGGAATGGTATTGTTCGTTAGTCATTATAATTTAGATAAACGAGTTTTAAATTCTTCGAAAGGAATGTTTACTACATCAACGCCCATGAAATCAGGAACAAATAATTCTTCATCATCTTCGAAATAAAAAGGCTTATTGCCTAAAGAAAAATGCTCTAAATCTACGGTGTCAGCTTGGCTGTACAATAGATTTTTGTTAAACAATAGTTCCCAAATCTCGTGACGTTGTTCAACTGTAGACTCTTCAAAAGTCATTCCTTCATACAGTTTAAATAATTCGCTAATTTTACTCATTTCGATATATTTTTATGATTATGTTCTGCAAACCTAAAACAAACTTTTCGAATAAAAAAACTTTTTTAATTAAATTTAATGTTTATATTTGCAACAACATTAAAACACTATATAAATGGAAGAATTAAGACCGTATCAGAAAAAAGCCATTGAGAATTCAATGGAATCAGGAAAAACAGTAGTTTTTGAAAGCAAAACCGCTTCCAAAACTCAAATTGAAATTATTCGTGAAAAATGCGAATCAAAAGGATTAAATATCTATGATGTACTAAGAGAAGCGAAAGTACCTCAAACAACCGTTCAGAACTGGAAAGAAGACCCGAAAGCATTCAAAACATTAGCTAAAATAAATTTGGCTATCGAGGTGTTAAGTGAAAAACAGGAAGTATAATGTTTACGCTTGAAGAACTAGAAACGGCTTACCACGAATTTTGGGAGTTCGTTAAAGATCACGTTGACGGTAACGGATGGCTTGAGACCGCTAAACATTCTGCATACATTAGAAACTGTTTTTGGCTTTCGGATAACATAGAAGAAACAGAAACGCATTGGAGACCAAAATCATTATCAAAATAACCTATGCTACAACTCAGAACCTATCAAACCAAATGTGTTGCAGGAGTTCGTGAATGTTTCAGAAATATGATAAAGTCGGTTTTACTTGTGCTTCCAACAGGAGGCGGTAAAACTGTAATATTCACCTACATAGCACAACAATCTTCGCTTAAAAAAAAACGAGTATTAATACTTGTGCATCGTGTTGAATTATTGCGTCAAACATCGGCTGCTTTAAATCGTTTTGATGTTGAACACGGCATGATAAATCCAGCCTATACGCCTAATTTCAATGCAAATGTACAAGTGGCCAGTGTACAGACAATTATTAAGAGACTTCATTATTTGACTGCTGTCAACTGGGAGCCGGACACTATAATTATAGATGAAGCCCATCATGCCACGGCTGGAAGCTGGCGAAAAATTATTGAATATTTTCCAAATGCATATTCGCTCGGAGTAACCGCAACTCCTATTCGTTCAGATGGACAAGGACTAGGAAGGAATTGCGGTGGATTATTTGACGAATTAATTGAAGGTCAAAATATGCCTTGGTTAATGGATGAAGGATTTTTAGTAAGACCTCGTATTTTTGGAACTCCTGAAAAACTGGATTTATCGGACGTACATACAAGTATGGGAGACTTCAATAAAAATGATTTATCCAATTTAGTCGACAAGCCAAAAATTATTGGTTCCGCTGTTGCTCATTATAGAAAATTATGTCCAAATGCACCTGCAATAGTGTTTTGCGTATCCGTGGCTCATGCTGAACACGTAGCTCAGGAATTTAGAAACTTCGGTTATCGTTTTTATTCTATTGACGGGAATACTGATGATGTTTTGCGAAAACAGCTTATTGACGGATTAACCAACGGTTCAGTTGATGGTTTGACCTCGTGTGATCTTATTGGAGAGGGTACAGATATTCCAAGAGCTACAACGGCAATCGAGTTACGGCCAACTCAAAGCAAAGGATTGAATTTTCAGCAACGAGGCAGTGTGTTACGTCCTGTTTACGCACCGGGCTTTGATCTTGAAACCAAAGAAGGACGTTTGGCAGCTATTGCAGCAAGTGAAAAGCCATACGCATTCATTCTGGACCACGTAGGGAACACAGAACGCCACGGCTTGCCATACGATGTACAGGAATGGACATTGGACGGTGAAACAAAAAAACGAGGTAAGAAAAATCAAGAAATTGCAGTTAAAGTAGATATGTGCGAAAGCTGTTTCGCTGTTTACGAACCCGCTCCCGTTTGTCCTATGTGCGGACACGTGAATAAAAAACGAGATACTACGCCTAAACAAATTGAAGGCGATTTACAAGAAATCACAGCTGAAACTTTAATTCGTAAAGAAAAACGAAAAGAGCAGGGCAAAACAGAAACTTTGGAAGACTTGAAAAAACTTGCTGCCGAAAGAGGTTATAAACCAGGTTGGGCAAATGCTATTTTTACATCACGTGAAAAGAAAGCTGAAAAGCTGGAATTGGAACGACTGGAAAAATTAAAATTAAAAGTGGACGAAATGGAATACAAAGAAATTATTCCAGATTTAACACCGCAAGATGTTGAAAACGATATTTTAATTTTAATTGTTTCCGCATATGGAAATACGCCATTTGCAGAAATTAAACTTTCAAAAGTTAAGGAGTTTATTAAAAACTGCATTGAAGAAAAAACATTAAACAGGGATTACTTTTTTGAAAAATCAAAACAAGAAATACCAGCAGGCGAATTTGATGATGATTTAGATTTTTAATTATGGATATATCACTGTTTTTACACCACAATCCAAGCCTTAAACAGCGAAAAGATAAAAGCGTATATGTAAGCAATTATTGTCCGTTATGCGGTCATATATCTAAAAGTAATTTCGGGTTTTTTAGAGTTAATTTAAGGATTAAGGTTTTTAAATGCTATCAATGCGGAAGCGGAGGCGGAAGCATTAAATCATTTATAAAGCAAATAAAGGAATATAAGAAAAATAGTCTTGCATCTCTGCAAAGAGTGAGTGAATTTGAAATTCAAAAATGTTTAACCTTTGATGAAAGCGATTTACCTTTTTGATATACAGCCTGTGATACGATAAAGCAAGAATAAGCAGGCTTTTTAATTTTTAAAAATAAATTTTAAATTTTTATCAAAATGTTTTTTATATTTGCTGTAATATTTCTGCACTCCGTAAATCTTAAATGACTTAGTAGATTTTGATGCCTCCCAGTCTGTGAGATTTTTCATTATCTCATTATACTCACGGGATTTATATCTATCTAAATCGGTTTTATTTTTGCCCATGCATTCAGTCCAGATCTCAGCTATGCACACGTGCTGTCTCTGTATTTTTCCTTTAACCTTAAACTCATCATCTGATCCTAAATATAGTCTCCTCTCATCGAGATCCTTATCCTTCCAGTCTGATGGCAGGAGAGTATTAAGATATTTATCTATGAGCCCTGTACGCTCATCAGACTCTGAGTGCATCTGCTGCTCTTTCTGGGCTATGATCTCTGCATCAGGAGATAAGATCAAAGGCTCTCCATTTTTATAGAGATTCACAGCCTCTGCCCATATCTGATCTCTGAAATAATCATCTGCATAAACCTCCATCATTCTAGGATTATCCACCAGCTTTACATCATGCACATCTATGGGATTAAATCTCCTGTTTTTGGAGTCCCTTAGAAAATCTTTTGTATTGGTAGTACCCCAAAATACGGTCTGCCTCAGATAGGTCTCAGAAGTTCTGCCATAGGCAGGACGGAACTGATCATCTGATTTAGATATGTAGTGCTTAATGCTTTCTAAATCGGCTTTCTTAAAGCCTGCCAATTCCGCTATCTCCATCAGCCATACTCCGTGCAGCTGCTCCATGCTTTCCTTACCAGTCCATCCCATAAAGCTATCAGATGCCCAGCCTTTCCCCAGCCATCTGATAAAGCTACTTTTACCCGTACCCTGCTCTACTCCGCATAAAACTAAAACCATGTGATACATAACGCCCGGATTATACACTCTAGCCACTGATGCTACTAGCTGCTTTCTGATAGCCTCTCTAGTGTAGATATTATCCTCACATCCAAACAGATCTATCAGGAGCGTATCTATACGGCTCTTTCCGTCCCATTCTAGGGACTTTAAATAATCCCTGATAGGATGGAAAGCATTACGGTAAAATTCCAAATTAAGGGCATCATCTATCTTTAGAGTGCCTGTGATTCCGTAAATGCTCTCTATGTAATTCCTGATCCCTGAGTAGTCTACATTACTGATAGGCTCAGGCTTATTAATCCTCCTCCATGGCATAGTAGCTGTTATATAGTTTTTATTATCGAAAAGATTTAATTTGAACTTTGATTTCAATCTGCTATCTTTGGCAAATATCATGTTTAAATTAACTGCTGAGCTCAGGTAATTACTCCTTGCATCTACTTCCAGCTCAGACATCCACTCTATACTCTCCACATCCTCTGAATCATCCAGCAGATCATCCTCAGCAAAATCATATTTAGCCTCTGATATGTTTTCTGCTGCTATAGTTTTACGGGTATCTTTGTCCTCTCTTACAAAGTCCTCCATAGCTGTATAGCTCTTTAATTTAGAGCCCTCCTGAGCATCAAAATCCTGCATGCCACTCACAAACACTGCACGGACTCTCCTAGATACAGGCTAATTATGCCACTATCTAGGGAGGTAAGCCCTGAGGAGTATGTGGCAATTTCCCGAAAACTGGCAGAGATCATAGGAATAGATCTATTTGATAATACTACATTTGACGTTAACCGTCTGATGTTTTGGGCATCCCATCCTAAAGATGTAGAATATTATTTTGAGTATCAGGACGGAAAGTGGATAGATGCAGATGAGATACTGGCAATGTACATAGACTGGACTGATAGCAGCCTTTGGGCTACCTCAGATGCTAAGATGGCAGAGATTTACAATACTGCCAAAAAGCAGGAAGATCCTGAGCTTAAAAAGGGCATAATAGGAGCATTCTGTAGGACTTATACCATAGAGGATGCTATAGATAAGTTTCTCCCGGACATTTACTCAGCTACTACTGATGGCAGATATACCTATGCAAAGGGCACTACAGTCTCAGGATTGATAGTCTATAATGAGGGAAAATTTGCCTATTCCCATCATGGTACAGATCCATGCTCAGGGAA